GGGTTGACAAACTCAGAAATGGCCTCTTGACCGGCTTTAGCCCATAACTCTACAACGGCCTTAGACTTAGGTGTGAACCTTTTAGTCTTCCGTTTGGTTGTGTCTTTAGAGTTCTTAGGACGGCCCTGACCAGACACCCCAGGCTTCTTAGCGCCGGGCTTACCAGCGCCTCCTGGTGTTGGGGGCTTCATCTTGATGGCAGGTTGCTCACCCTTTTTAGGTTTGGGTAAGTCAAGTCCTGCCTGTGATGGTGTGATGGCTCCGCTCTGGGCGAATACCTTCTTGAGTGTGATGTCGAACTGAGGGTCGTGGAAAGCGCCAGCCTTAGGTACGTCACGACCAGCCTTACGGTCTCTAGCCTCACGGTTGATACGAACCTTCTCCATCTCTGGGTCGTGTTTGAAGTGCTCACGAAGTAGTTCGTCGCTGATAAGGTTGCGGTCTGCTAGTTGGACCATCAAAGCCATAGAAGATTGTGTGTCTCCTAGATTTGGGTGGTCGAACTCAAGCTTCGCAGGAAAGCGGAAGCCCATAGCCTTCTGGACCTTGACAAATTCAGCCTCCCAGAACTCTCTAAGAACTGAGCGACCGTAATCTAGCCTGTTAATAAGTGTCTGTAACGACACAAAGGTATTAGTAGTGCCGCCAGCACCGCCGGTTCCAGTAAGAGTGGGTGGAATACCAAGCCCAGCATAAATTGCCGCAAGTGTAGGTTCATATTTGCCAGCCCCTAGAAATTGATGAACATTAGTAGAAGTTTCAATCAACTCAATATCAGGCCCCCAAATCATATCAAGAGTACCTACTCCAGTATGGGCTTGCAGCATACCAGCGAGCTTAGTTGCTGCTTCTCTGGTTGGTGCGATTGAGTGCTCCAAGCTACCTAGCTTGAAGATACGGATATTAGAGATGGCTCCATCTAAAGCGGCGACATCAGCCAGCTTCAACTTCTCTAGAACAAAAATATCGTCCATGACTGCGTAAATCATAGGGAAGGCCCATGGCTGCCAGTCGTCTTTCTTGTAGTGAAGGACGGTGGTCTTATCTGGGTCTAAGAGCATAGCTTGGTCTGTTCCGACAGCAGCAGCGTCCTTAATGTTCTTAGGAAGCTTAGCAACGATTGCCGCTTCCGCAGGATTTTGAGGAGACCTAATCGCCCTTTTAAGATTGTCTGGTAACTTGATACCGTAGATGGGCTGACTCACAAATGAAGACAAGGGACCACCGACAACATCAACAATCAAAGGGTCAATCATCGTATACTTCCAAGGAAGCACTCGATTAGCTACTTTGGTCAACTGAATGTCCATATCAATCTCGTCCTTAGCCATAGAGCGCTCAAACTTTAGCTGGTCCTTCTTAGACAGCTTAGCGGTTTGAGTGTTCAAGATGGCGACGGCTGAACGGAACAGGTTGTTTGCAATTCGCTCAGAGACGAACGGCATACCAATCTGACGCGCCCACTTACGATAGAACTTTTCTATTCGCTTGTTGGGGTGTACTATCCTAACTCCTTGGCAGGTAAAATCGCCCATTAAATCAACGATGTTACGAATAAGACCCACGCGCTGATAGATAGAATCAGCCACAGACAAAATCTCTTTAATCTTACGAGGAACAGCCTCGTCTGGCCTGTGCAACTCATAATCCCTACGAGTTAAGCCGGGGCGACCGCTTATGTCGGTACTTAGATTACTATAGTTTTGTCTATGAGAGAAGTGGGCTGTAGTACGAGAGACTATTTGGTACTCTTCGACTGCCTCACTCATCTTCTCAAAAGCCTTAACCTTATCTGCTTGGCTATCTAGTAGGTCGCCATCCCAAGACACGTAATTGGGTTCGTACCCATGTGTCTCGCCTGATAAAGCTTGCTTCTTAGTTTTGCTTGGTTTTCTTGTCATTTATTCACAATGCAATTGATAATGGTATTGATTCGGGTGACAATAGTATTATACACCGCGATTGACTGACTGCCCGATAAATCCTGAATTCATTGGCTTAGTATACCAGTCTGGCCCTGTATATAAAGCACCGTCCCCTTCTTTTTCGGTTTGGATGTCGGAGGCAAAACCACCAATAACCTGATACTCTATTTGAGTAGGAGCCCTAGAAATCTTACGGGCAATCATATTAGACATAAGCAAGGAGGAGTAACGGTCCTTCCTGAGTCGGCCCTTTTTACCACCTTCCAGCTTGGTCTCTGGAGTGTCCCATCTGTCTCTACCGCCAACCCCTGTACCAGTTCTGGTCATAATGATTGTTGTCAACTCGTCCTTAAGCTCCTCGATTTCCATGACTGCATCTTCTAATGTATCATATAAAGTAAGCTTCTGCCCCTTGTTCTTAGCGGCGAAGTCGTCACATCTGAACTTATCCTCAGCTAGAGCCATCTCCAGCGTCACCGTATCGAACCGTGGGAACAGGAGAACCTTATCTTCAAAGTCCTTACGAAGGCCGTGGTTGGCCTCAACGGTCCACTCTGCCCTAGCAAACTGTACCATCTCGATAATATGCAATCCAGGCTCTAAGTCGTATTCACCCTTCTTATTGGGGTCTACGATAGGCCAGAAGGGTACTTCGCCCTCCTTCATCTTGTCTGGGTCATGTAGGGCCTCCATGCTAGCTATACCACCGCCCTGAGCATCCAAGCCAATTGAGGCACCAAGAGGATGGCCCTCTGCCAACGGAAAGACCTTGGTCAAATCCCGTATCTTGCGAGCACAGTACCCGTAGAAGTCGGCAACATCTGTTAGGCCCGCCTTCTTTCGCTCGTTGAAGTCCTTTCGGTTGGTCGTCCACACATGGACTATCCTAGTATGATAAGGAAGAACCTCTTGAACGGTAATAGATAGATTGTCAGCCTCAGAAGCGGGGTCCACCCCGAACACATACCTAGCATCGGGGGTTCCCCTTGTAAGAGCATCAAATGGTACTGGACACCAGTTAGGCCAGTACATATTATTGATGTTTTGGCTATGCGCAACGCAGCTTTCTATTAGGCTACGCTTGAAAAACCCATCGGAATCATCTGTGAAAACAGCCCCGTATTCCATTTGGTATATGCCGGAATGAACCGTAGCTTTCGCCCTCATAACCACTCTCTCGTCCATGAAGCCCTTCGGAATTAACTCATAAGGGATTCGGATGACTGAATAGTCGTGCGGGTTCATGTTCATTAATTGTTCTTCGTCGAAGTCGTCACCAAGAAGCTTCTGTAACTTCTCCATGTCACCCCCTGTGTATAGGTAAGCCTTATACCTACGCCAGTACTCAGCGAAGTGCTTGAAGCTGTAATCAGCCGTACCAGATAGGATAGCTTGGTTGCCCGTGCGAGACTGGTAGACAATTTCCTTGTCCTTTGTCCACTGGCCCTCCCTTTTCATTGCCTCACGCTTATAGTAAGCCTGAACATTACCAAGGGGGTCAGAAGATACAGCCGCGAAACCAGCAACAACGGTCTCGTAAATATCGGGTGGGATTGATGCAAATTCATCAGCAAGAACGATGGTAGCACGAAGACCACGAATCTTGGAGCCGTCGCCCAGAGGCACGCATATGGCCCAGTTGTCGTTAACCCTCATCGTACACCTGTCAACGTCTCGGCGCGGCCCACTGAGGCCGTTACACACGTCTCTGTAGACAGGAGCGTTCTTCCATAGAGTTTCCATATACTCAAAGATAACTTTGGACTGACGGAAGGCAGCACCTACGACAACAATCTTACAACCAGGAGAACCATCGTTCTTTCGAGGTGTAAGAAGTATCTTAAGCATAGCATAAACCGCAAGCATCCATGACTTACCAAAACCACGACTGGCGATAAACATAGGGAACGGTCTTTCCCATAGCTCATATAAAACCATCGCTTGCTCAGGAAGGATGTCAATATTTAGAAACACCTTACACGTCAGAGCTAGATACTGAGGGTTAACCATAACACCCATCTCGTGTAGTCCAGGCTGGGCTCTTTCCTCGTCCGTTCGTCGTATTAGAGGGTTAAAGAAAGACGGATGCTTAACTATCTCCCCAGTGTCTCCCAACTGTAGCCAAGCATCATCGTACTTATTGTAGCTTAGCCCATTATTGTTCTTTGTTTTGCTCATATACTCTCTTCATAATGTTAGATGCAGACCACCTAGCGTTGTCAACGTCTCCAGCAAATAAGACACTGATATTGTAGTCAACCTGTATCTCAGCAAGCCGCTTCATAATATAGGGGCCGCGAACGCGGACTTTGCTATGCTTGTGCGCCGGAATAGTAGAGCCCACAGGGAAGATAGTAATATCGTCGATGTCGAACTCAAGAATAAGATATTTCCACTTGTATTCCTTCATTCGCTCCATCTCTTTCCAGAAGCGCTTCTCACTTATATTGGTTGCTAGTTCAGATACGCTCATCTTCCTCTCGATACAAAGCAAGTGCTCCATACCTTCGATGGCATAGTCCCCGGTGTCTAGCTTACGAGAAATTACCTCGTCTACCTCTTTTGATGTTCCGATGTGCCAGGGTTGCTGCTCTCGGGTGTCAATCACTACATTGAAGCTCATCTATCCATACCTGCTTGTATCTAGTTGCCTCGATAACACCATCAACAATGCAAAACTCCCACTCAATGGTTTGAGCAGATACATCGTCTTTATTAAGTGCTGTTTCACAAATTGTGCCAGTAAAAGTCTCAGGGTTAAAGACGCCATTCTCAATTATCTCAGTTAGCTTCCTGCCGTCTCTCTCCAGGTTGCCATATCGTATATTTAAGTCGTCCACGTTATAAAACCCTCACAGTTTATCATTCCCGTCACTATCGTTACGCTTAGGAGGAGGCGGTCGATGTCCTCTTGCGTTAAGGATGATTCTTCTAAAGTGCGCTTCATATTGTTGCTCTTTGCCTTCTATAGATTTATGGTGTCCTCTGCATAAGCAGATACCGTTTGATACATTATACCTTAAGGACGGACAATCAGCCCATCGCCTGATATGGTGGACCTGAATACCAGTTCTCAGGTCACACCCAGGCCATTGACACTTACGCCTATCTCTTCTTAAGACGGCGGCTCGCCACATCTTATACTTGGGGTCGTGATAGTCTCTAGCCCCGCTAACATTTCCCCTTGCAGCAGCTCTGCCCTTCGCTCTCGCTCTGAATATTTGCTTGGCTGTAAGCTTTCTCTTTTTTCGCTTTTTCGGCATCGCTAAGCACCATTCTTTCTACTAGTTCAGTGAATGTGACCTTGGGGGTCCAGTCCATTTTCTCTTTAGCCTTAATAGCCTTTCCGCATAGGTACTCAACCTCAGCAGGACGAAAGAACTCAGGGTCAACACGAACGTAAGGAGACCAGTCATCAACGCCTACGCATTTAAACGCAGCGTCTAGGAAGTCTCGTACGGAATGAGCCTGTCCGGTAGCTATGACGTAATCATCAGGGACATCTTGCTGTAACATCAACCACATAGCGTATACATAGTCTTCTGCGTGGCCCCAGTCCCGATATGCGTCTAGATTACCGAGCGCAAGCTGTTCATCGTGTGGCAATGAGAAGGGTATAGGGCTAGAAGCAAACTCTCCTACCCACTTTGAAATCTTACGGGTGACGAAGTTCTCTCCCCTACGTTCGCTCTCGTGATTAAAGAGGATACCGCAGCTCGCGTGAAGTCCATAGGATTCACGATAGGTATGCACCAAATGATGCGCGGCAGCTTTGGCGGCAGCGTATGGACTACGAGGGGCGAACACCGTGTCGTCCGTTTGGTAGTTCTTAAGCGAAGGAATATGCTCGTTGTTCTCGGGGTAGTTAACAGGAATCTTATACTCCTCGAAAGGAGCCTCATCTATCGTGTCATAGTTATCCCCATAAAGCTCACTAGTGCTTGCCTGATAGAAGCGAGTCTGCGGGCTATGAACTCTGATACCTTCAAGTATGTTTAGCACTCCTACGGCGTCGATTTGAAACGTAGCCACGGGCTGTTTAAAGCTCGTCCCTACATGACTCTGAGCCGCTAGGTTGTAGCACTCGTCAGGCTGACACTCGTCGATAATCCCCGATACGGAAGCTAGGTCCGTTATGTCGCCTTCGG